TGCACAGCGATGCGCATCCCCACGGGCTTTTTAGGGCCCGGGAAGGATAACATCCATCCCCACGCTGGCCTGATGGCCAGCCGCTACCCCGTTCAGTAGGGGCAGCGCCACCCGATTTTCATGCCGACGATATCGGGACGTCCTTGACGTTCCAAATGTCGTACGTCGGCGAAGGGGGTTTCCCCTCGCTTAAGTAGACACTTGAGCAAGGCCCACTCGTCTTCCAGTACTGAAGCTGGAATTCGAGACCGGACAACAACACCCTTAACCAAGGGGCGTTGGAGAGCGGAATCCTCACGCTGAGATATGTCATATCCCAGGTATGAGAATCGACCTTGAACCTCTGAGGTCTCAGCAACATTAGGGAACGGTATGATCCGTTCAAGAATGCTGTCGAGCCATCTAGCAACTCCCCAGTAACCAGCCTTGTAAGACTGATTACGAAGGGAAATGGTAGACAAAACAGAGGGAACATCTGCCCGGTGTCGAGGGAGCAGTTGGCGGACACGAAAGATGGAAACATCGTGCCCGTCATAATACTCCTTCCCGCAACTCTCTCTGAACTTTCCAGTCCAGAAAGATTTGTCGCGGTTCACTTTGAAACCTAATAGTTCCAAAGTTCTGACAACGGGTTGCACTAAATCTACGGGGACAATGATATCGTCACCGTAGACACGCACCCTACCTATGTACGACTGAATGTCATGCATAGTAAGACGCCTGTTGAGCGTTTTCTCAACCGCATAAAAGATTGCGCATAAAAATACGCACTCTTCAATTGGAAAAGTTAACGCTGATCCCATAGACGCGAACTTGGCAAGGGGAATTACCCCGTGTCCAGGTACGTCGGCTCTGGTCGATCTCGTAGCCAAAACTGCCTCTAAGAGGTAGCCATGGTTCATTAAGAGCGACTGTACGAGCCGTACTGAGACCCTATCGGATGCTTCGCTCAAATCGAGCGTAGCTAGGTCACCATTTGATGACCCATCACAAGCCATACGCTGGTTAGGCGTCTGGTCAGTGAATCCCATGAAATGCTGCAAGATGTTCGGGGCCCCGAAAGGGTCCCTGGATCTCTCAGCATAACTCACGAATTCTTCCATCAACCCTTGCTGCATATATTGCATGCAGGTCGGCTCGATGGCGATTATTCGCGGGGTCTTAGCCGTTTTAGGTACGGAGATCACCCTAACAGGGATCTCCTCACCAGGATCCAAGAATTGCAGCTCGTCCAGGCTTTCATGATACCGCAAGCTAGGTATGAGATTTTCCATTGCTGGAAAAACTGATTCTAGTCTGGCGGTCCATGTGGACTGCTTAAACTTCGCGTTTCCGCGGAGTTTATCGGCAGTCGCGCCCGGACCATGCTTAGGTATTATCTCTCCATCCCGGACCTTTCGGTCCAAATGGTTGAAGAGGTTCCCGAATAGCATGGATCCGATTCGCTCGTATTCCCGGCAGTCAGCCGAGGTCAGAGCAAATCTAGAGTCCCGCAATTCTTGTTCACACTGGATGAAACTCTCGAAGGCTTTCTCCTCCCGTGCTTGAGAGCACGGAAGGAGAATCTTACTGAACGACAACGTTAGTTGGCGCACAGCTTGAATTGCCTCCGGGAGTGGATCATCCAGCAACAGGCCGCCATCACGGCGGAACACAAGCAGAAGGAAACTCTGTAAGAAAACAGGGAATCCTGCCTTCGCTCCACAAGTGGAGAGAAGGTCGTCTGTTACCTGACCTTGGTCGAGCGATCTTTCGAACGCTTTTCCAATTTCAGGAAGGGAAAGAGTAAATAACTCAGACCCCTCGTGTTCAGCTCGTCTCGCGACACGTTTAATGTCACGAGAGGCGCTAGTGCGGCACTGGATGGCTGCATCTGCAGCCATCTGCTGCCAGAGTATCAACAGGCTTTTCATGGCTCCTCCTTTCATTTAAGGAGAATGTCCATCCTGAGCCCGTTGATCTCCACTCCAGAATCCCAAAAGCAGCTAAGGGAATAGCCTCCCGAGGTATAGCGAGAAGCCCGGATTGATAAACGCCAAAATTAAGACGCTTATCAGAAGGGCCAAACTCACTGTTCCCACGATGAGGCTAAAAAGCTCTGACCTATTACGGGTCGTACGCTTGGTGACGGACTTAGTAGTCCGCCTCCCCCCTAGTCGCTTAGGACTCACCCTGCAACATGCGAAGGACATAATCAGGCGTCCCAGCGGCCATCAAGGCCGCAAGGAGTTGCCCGAGCTTGTCCTGCTGCGTCGGAGTTACCCCAACACCAGGTGCATCGTACACGACATATGCCGAGTGCGAGTACTTGTTGTTGTTAAAGGGAACGTACGGATCGGTCGCGACAAAGTCACGATCGACTCGCATGACGGAGCGCTTTCGCTTGTTGAAGGTGTGGCTCACGGTCAGATGATCAAGTCCGTTGGCAGTCGAGTACGTCGAAGACGTACCGTTCATGCCAGTGCGGAAGAAATCATATGTGACCGCGTCCACAGTCAGGGTCGGAATGGGATCAGGAAGGGCCATGATATTCTGCAGTTTCTCTTAGACAGGAAACTTTCCCGTCTAAGGGGTACAGCTTCAGAATACTCATATAGGATGAGTACTCCGATTCCTCAGTGCAACCGGCCTTGAATGCCGAGTGCACCGAGGATTGACCACTGACGAGCCGAAAGTTCCGACTCGTCTAGGCCAAAACCAAACGGAGTTGCCTTCCGTCGGCGCATGTAATCCACGCCGATCTGAGTCGTAATGACTCCCGGAAGGTTGGAACCCTCTACTAAATTACCTAGAGTGGCTCCTCTCACTGTGCGACGTTGTACGACAGAATATTTTTCCATCGTATAGCCCCACAGCATAACTAGCCCGTCCTGGGAGAATGAGTCGATGTTAGAAATAACATCGCCAGCATTCGAGAACCAGTCCGCAGCCCAGGAAAATGGGAGAAGATTCCAAACTGTGGAGGCACCAATGCCCCCGTATAGTTTCTTAGCTTTAGCTAAGTCTCTAGCCAGTTTGTTACCGTCCATACCTATTGAAGGTAAATAATAGGTGAACGCGCCACTAAACCACTGATCTTTATCAGCAGTAGTGACGTCTTCTCTCACACCGCCATGACCACCGTAAGCAGGAGTTAGAAAGTTTCCAGCAGAAGAATGCTGTAAACCCGCTAGATACTGCTCATACCCAGAGTCATTATTATAACTTTGAGTTTCTGTGGTCGTGACGATATCCGGATGATACTTTCGTCGTATTGGTTTGCCTGATTGCTCGACATACTTAGCAATAATGCGGTTAGCATTATTGACAGCATGCGAAAAATCCTGCATATCATTCCAAAATGGCAGAAGACCGAACACGCCGTTCAAATACTCATCAGCAATGTTGCTGGGAGATATATGACCGCCGCGAGCGATTCTACTGCCAAGCATGGCCGGGAGACCTTCAGTAAGAAGCTCTCCAATGGCCAATGGAATGTCGACGATTGGATTTGTTGGTTTAACTCTAGCGATCGCGGTGGTTCCAAAGGCTTGCAAAGCAAGTTCTGAGGAAGCACCCCCTCTCATCAAGTTGAAAACACTTGGATCGAGGTAAGGATCATCGTTAATCAACAACGGACCGCGGTAACCGTACTTATGCGTGTTAGCCCACCAAGGTGAGCATATTACGCTGACTTTTACCGGGGAGATGTCAATGAAGCTTTTGATCGCGGTCCATTTAGAACCTTGATCACCAGCGCCTTGCGGCCGACCTCGCCACCCATTACGGGTGGAGTCGTTCAAAAACGCTCCCTCAACGAGAAGCTCTTCCCCATCAACCCAACTATCTAAGTTGGTATGGTAAGAAAGAGTGGGCATTCTTAGAATGTCCCTCGTTGACTGATCCACGTCCGGGTTATTCCTTCCGTTTGGGCGCACTGGAGTGTCCAGCACTAGTCCCGTCCCCCGTTAAG